AAACACATCCATCCGTAATAAATCCATAGAAATGCAAATGACCGACATATCATGGTTAGATGGTGAAGATTACGAAATGATGAAGCAGTATTATATTCAGAAGCGCGGATTCTATTATGATGGAGGCTTAATCAATGGCTAGTAAATATCATCCCGCCCTTGTTCCATTTAAAGGCGATCACCCGTATTTTAAAGATGGCGAAAGTTACAGCTACAGGCAATATAGTGATTGGACTTTTGAAAATGATGAACGCAACGGAATTGTGCCTTCTACCATGAAAGGTAGGTTGCGGCATGAAGAATTTTGCGAGGCAAGGCATTTGTATCCGATTGCTGACTTTGCCGCTACAAGCGAAAAGGTAAAGTTACTAAAAGGCTACTGCAAAGAAACTAGGTTAAAGGTCTTAAACAGACCGCGACTTGAAACAAAGTCAGAGCAAATTATGGGTAAATGGTTGAAAGTTAAATTTTGACGCAAGGGGATTTCGTGAAAATTAATAATCAAAAAGATGGTGAATCGGCCTTACCTTTCTTAATGAAAAGAATACAAGAGTGGGACTACACTGTCCCGCTTTGTATCAAGCTAGAAAAGTATGACGATGGCAGATCACTTAGCCAAAACGCCCTGTTTCATAAATGGTGTGATGACCTATCAAAAGCATTTATTAAAAAAATCCCAACCGCGACCAAAGATAATATAAAGCTTATGCTTAAACAAAGGTTTTTAGGTACTTATGATGTGCAGGTTGGAAATACATTGATTGAAGGCCAGATAAAATCAACAGCAAAGCTAACCAAAGGCGAAATGGTACACTTTATGGATAACGTGTATCATTGGGCGCGAGATCACGATATATTGCTAAAAGTTCCACATGAGTCTGAGTACGCGAGGTTACAAAACCAACAGGAGCAGTAAATGGATAAGATTGATCCTAGAGTATTAAAGGAATTTGCAACTACAAATAGGCATCACGAAGTATTAGATGCTGTTATTAGAGAAGGATCAGCTAACAAAGCGGCCAAATATCTAGGTTGCGGTAGGCGAGTTGTTGACAAAATGCTTGCTAGGCTAGAAAAGAAGGCCGCAAGTCAAGGCGTATCACCACACAGAGATTTAGTACATCAGACCGCAGAAGGGTTTGAAGCAAAGCGAATATCCACCGCATATAAAGATGATGGCTCAGTCGCCCTACAGTGGGTTATCCAAGAGCCAGAAAAGCGCGATATACGAGCAAAAGTAGAGGCTGTAGTTGAAGGGCTGACTGACGAGCTAAAAGGATTTAAAAAGTCTGCAAAAGCCCCTGCAAAGGTAAATTCTGACTATCTAGCTATGTATATGATAGGCGATCACCATTTCGGAATGTTGGCTGATTCTGAAACTAAAATGGATAACGATGATTGGGATATAAAGATAGCCACACAAATATTAATGGATTCTACAGATAGGCTTGCTAAAAGAGTCGGTGATGCAGAAGTCGGAGTATTGCTTAACGTAGGTGATTTTTTTCATGCTGATTCAAGCAAGAACGAAACGACAGCGGGAACTAGGGTTGATGTGGATACCCGCATAGGAAAGACTTTTAAACTGGCAGGGCGTTTATTCCAGATACTAATTGATAAAATGCTACAGCATCATAAGCAAGTGGTTATTATTAATGTGCGGGGCAATCACGATTCAGACATGGCCTGTCATTTATCTAGCTGTATTGATCTTCTTTATAACCAAGAAAATCGTGTAACAGTACTGCCTAATTATTCTAAATTTATACATTACCAGTGGAATAACAACCTATTTGTTTTTCATCATGGTGATAGAATTAAGCATGAGCAAATTCTGCAAGCGGTAATTAAGAATTTAGATGACCAGTGGAGCCAATCTAAAAACCGCTACTGCCATTTAGGGCATATACATCACCATACCGCCAGAGAAGTTGGATCAATGCATTTTGAACACTGGGGAAGTTTGACAAGTACAGACCAGTGGCATTCAGATTCTGGTTATGGTGCAGAGCGTTCTATGACTGCTGTTGTTTACCACAAAGATAGCGGTGAAGATTCACGAGTTAAGATTAAGGTAGGAAAATGAGCAATGTTGTTAAATTCCCTAAAAACGGTATCAAACTGGTTCGCTTATATTGTGATGATTGCGGTAGCCCTTTGCAGTATTGGGTTTCTGATGACGGGGATTCTTATGGCCTATGTCACACTTGCGATCTTCATCAACCTGACGAAGTTATTGTCACTAATAAAAAGGTTCATTAATGGAAATTTACCAGAAACAAGTAGGGGGCGATCACTACGCCAACAAGAAAATTCAACCGATACAGTACATAATGGCTAACGAATTGCCTTTTTGTGAAGGTAATATAGTCAAGTACATTACCCGATGGCGAGAAAAGGGTGGGGTTGAAGATTTACGCAAAATTAAAGAGTATTGCGACTTTTTAATTCAAGGAGAGATAAGTGGCGAAGAAGAAGAAATCTACCATAGCGCAGGAAGTGGAGAAATCCGCAAAGTTACTTCAAAGATTGGTAAGGCTAAAGGCATCAGATGATAACGGGTATTGCCAGTGCGTTACTTGCGGGAAAATAGACCACTATAAGAATATGCAGGGCGGCCACTTTATCCCTAGAGGTAGAACCGTATTTAAGCTATTTGAAGAAAACATTCATCCACAATGCCCTAGCTGTAATCTGTGGGGCATGAAACAAGCTCATTACGTTTTAAAATACAGGCAGTACATGGTTGATACCTATGGGGAGCGCAGGGTCAAGGCTATGGAACGTTTGGCTTGGAGGGCATCTCCAAAGTTTGATAGGGAAGAAGTAATCCAGTTTGCCAGAGACTTAAAGGAACAAATTAAAGACGAGCAATGGCGCGTAGGAGAAACTTAAGACATATACTAGAAAGTTATAACCAGGCGATTCCTTATAACAAAATGTTAATATACATTATTGTTAATGTTTGGTAGTATGTAACCTCAATAAATAAATAAGGAATCATTATGAAATTAGGTATTAATACAGGTTCACTGGTTAATTACATGCAGTCTCGTTACTCTTACGAGAATGTTGAAATCAATGTAGGAGATCCTGCAACCCTTACAGGTTGGACTGATCGCTATGCCGCAACAGTGTCTGATCTATTCACCCAAGGTAAATATCAGTATGTAACCTTGCAAGAGGATATATCTATTATTGTAGGTGGCACTGGTTATGGTGACGAGGTATATGAATACCAACGCGATCCAGATGGCAGAAAATCGACATTTAGAATTGTAGATGGAATGCTTAAACCAGTTTACAAAAACCCTAAGACTGGGCGATGGAATAAAGGCCATGGTGGTGCTTACATCGGTAGCAGAGAATCATACCGAGATCCATGTTTCTAAAATCAACCGCCCTCTACGGAGGGCATTTTTTTGCAAAATAGTTTAAATAATTGTTTACATTTATGGTAATGTTTGGTAGTATGTAACCTCAATCAATTAATAAAGGCAATAAATATGAAATTAACAATTAAAAGAATTAATAAAGCTGTTCAAGAAATAGAATCTGGTTGGGAGCTGGCTAAAGGCGAAGGCTACTTTTACTGGGTGCATGATACCGACATGAGCTATCTTGATCTGCAAACTGTAGATGCATACCGTCTTAACTTCTTAACTCTAGACGAGTGGATAGAAGAATTTAAAACTCGCAGACCGGCTTACGGCACTCTTGCTTATTACGATTGGCAACTTGAGCAGGAGGTAGCGTAATGATTAACCATCCTTATAAAGTCGGCCAAGAGGCCGCAAGACTTAAACGCAAAAAACGCGCAGAAAGCCGCCAAGCAACAGTCGCGGCAATACTGTTGTTTTTACTGTGGAGCCTAGCTTCACACATTGAATATACTGATTGTGTCAAATACGGGGTATGCTAATGAAAAGGGTAATTGAAGATAAAATTGATGAAATCGTAAGAGGTATAACGCCAGAGTACAGAAGTTGGGGAGGCGATATTATTGACCTGACTGATACGCACAAAGATGCGTTCTGTTATTATTTCCTTGTAAATATGCCTAGTTGGTGGGATGACTACCTACCGCCAGTGATTATAAATCAGGCTGAGTTTCTTGAAGAATTATACTGGAACTCAATGCAGACTCAGATATCATGCATTCTGCGTGGTGATATATACCTGAGTTTAGAGAATACCCTGCGCGAACTGGTACAGGAATCGTATGACAGGGTTTATAATGTTGGATCAGAACCTTTTGCGGGTTACGAGAGAGGGCAGTAAAATGGCAGATATTGAAAAGGCAATCAGAGAAGCTCATAAGCTTGCTGATAAATTAATTGATGAAGCACAGGATGTAAGGGCTTGGCATAAAAAGCCCTTTACCATCAGCAATGGTCAAGCTGTGTTAGTTGCGGTAGTCACATTATTGGCTATAATAGTTTTTTGATTTTCCCTAACGCCAAGGTTTCC